CTATCAGCCGTCAATCCTCCGATAGCACCAGAGGTCGTAGTGCCTGAAACAGTAGTGCTAGGCGTAATATTATTACCTGTAACGCTGTAGGTCGTCCCAATACGATTTGCGGAACTATAAGCAGCATCTAAGGTAACTTTTGCTGATGTAGTGATTGAGTGCCGCATATCTGCTTGCACTGGACTCGCTAGTAAAAGCAAGATTAAAAACTTTTTCATGTAAGTTTTCCTGATTGTGGATCGATTTCTTTCCCTGTGATGGGGTCAATCTTCGGTTCTTGTGCAACCAGTTTAATAGGAGTTTCAACCCTAACGATTGTGTAAGGTACTCCGTTAGCAAATTCTCCTGCTGCTTCTGCTTTCTTCTTTTCCTCATCAGCTTTATACGTTCCATCACCTCTCTTTTTTGCTGTCTCCAAACCAAAACTGGCTAATGCGCCAGTAAACACGCTAGCTATGAAGGTTGGATCTATGCGTTCTTGTTCTCCTAATCCTGGGATAGTCACGTAATTTAAAGTCAGAATAAATCCACTCCAAACAACAACTCCCAATCTTACGAATGTAGATAAGACTTGCAGTTGTTCTTCTTTATCCTCTAAGCCTTCTTTTAATTTCTGTAAAGGATTCTTGTTGGTAGGCTTCGATTCAGGGTTTTGCTTCTCAGGCATGGAAAAATAACAACAATATTCTAAGATTACTCCAAAAGGATAAAAATGCCTCAAGAACTACTCGCAGCATTGATCGGGGCAGCTATATCTGGAGCGTTAATGGTCTTAGCGAACCGTTCCAGTAGAAGACAGGGTGATATTCGTGAAATTTTCCATCGTTTAAATGCTATAGAGAAGGATATTGCTAAATTAGAAGTAACTAAGAGAGACCCAAACGGATGGAGGAACAGATAGCTAGAGCCAAGGCCAGGATTAAAGAGTTACAGACCTTAGTTGAATATTGGGAGAAGAAAAAGTGAACTGCTGGCACTGTGAAGCTGAACTTAGTTGGATGAGCGATTCAACCTGTGAGTTTGCTGAGTTCGATTATGTAAGCTTTCTTACTTGTCCTAAATGTGAATCTGACGTAGAGGTTTATCACAAGAGAGATAAGAGTAGCAAAACCCCCTAGCGTCCTCTAAGAAACTAAGGGGTTCTGACTAACATCGCATCCCACTGCGTGTTTAATAATTTACTTGCATGTTTAGTAAATTACACAGATAACTTAGCGACTTTTTTGCTCTTATTCAACTCTTTTAACCTTGCTTGTTGTCGTCTTATTTCAAGGCAGTGTGAACAAAAACATAAATTAGTTTTCTGTTCCATAATTTTGGTAAGTTGAGTATCGGCTTAAACGACAAAACCTCCCCTTCTGTGCAAATCTAGGGAGGTTCTGAAGTTGTGATGGGGATCACAAGCCAAATGTAGCTGTTATATATAAGATTGTGAAGAGTAAGTCTAATTATGAGAAAACTAGCTAAACCTTTTCTACCTCTTCTTTACGCTTTCTTGCGTAGCGAAACAGGTAAAAAAATATTACTGGATCTATTGAGATCAGCAGCAAAGCAGACTACAAATACACTTGATGACGAGGCTGTAAATTTCCTTCAGTCAAGGTTATATCCTAGTTCAACTACTACATTGCAATGACAAACTACGATCCAAAATGGCTAGAAGAAGACAAGCAAAGAATGATGGAGATGGAGCGTTTATACGTTCTTGATGGTCGTCACCTACCTGACAATCCTATGCATGGCTTATACACTGGGTTAGCCGCTAAAAGAGAAGAATTAGATGGAGAACTTGGATGAACAATTCGTTCTGTTAGATCAACTAATGGAACCTCCTACTGTCGAACAAGAATTAGAACTAGAGAAAAAGATCTTATGGCTTAGCGAAGGAGCAACAAAAGAACAATTAGTAAGACACTGCGAAGCAGTAGAAAGAAGTTTCTTTCATCAATCACAATTCATTGCAAATTGCTTAACAGAAATAGCAAGATGCAAGGCTAAAATTGCTTGTTTAGAAAATCCTGTAAGACAACCTACATTCAAGAACTGGCTAAGGAAAGTTCTTGATCTATGAAGGAACGAATTTAGCAGTAGATCCTGTCTTTATCCATTTAACTTCGCTGTCTTCAATTGCAACTTCTGGGTATTGTATTGAGTACCAACGATGTTCACAATCAGGACACCATCTACGTCTAATAGTGACTCCATCTTTTGCACGTTTAGTGCAAACAACTCTAGTCCTAACGTAAGCGCACTTAGGACATGCGGCTTGAATTTTATTAACCATTTATGGAGCTGGAACGAGTATGTGCTGTGCGTGTTCTGACCTTCTACCGTCAGGCCATTTGACACCGTAGTAATAACAAATTCGATCTCTTTTGTTGTGTTTTTCTATAACTTTGATGATTGTTCCTCTAGATGATTCTGTTTTAAGGAAGACTCCCGTATTTCTTTTTTTATTGACTTGATCGTTAATCTTGTATTTCGGTGTAGACATTGTTGCGTTGTAAATAAAGTTGTACTAATTTTTTCTTGCTGCAATGAGCATTTGACTCGGCTAGTGATCTTAACTCTCTACTTGGCAGGTCTAAAAGGAATCTTTTAAATCCTTCATACGGTTTAGGACTTCTGTAAACAAACAACGATCCAATTGCGTTAAGGAAACTCTTCATCGGTGTCAATAAAGCCTTTAGACTTCGACTGAGTAGATCTTATTAGCTTTGCTAACGCTCTGCCATCACTTCTATTCCTGACAACCTGATCCCACTCAAGTTGATCTTTTTTTTCTGCTTCAGAATAAGCTTCTGATCCTACTTCAGTTTCTAGAAAAGAATAAATAATATCTCTTAAGACATCAGACCTTTTCTTTTGAACCTTTTCAACGTAATTAGCTAACAATTCTCCACGATGAGGTTCGAGGAGAATATTTATATGTTTTCGTTTCTTCCCAGGATAGTCACCTCTATCTTGCATTTTTCAAAAACAGATTATAATAATACTATCAGATTATTAAAGAAGTCCATTTAATTGTGCTACTTCTAACGAATTATCTAAAGGCTCAAGGAACCAATCAATAGATTCATTTTCGTTTATATAAAGAAGAATAGAAGAACGACTTAGTGTCCTTAAGTCTTCTACAGGGTAAATGAATGACGCTGAACACCTTCCATGTGTCCATTCCTCTGGTTCGTATAGTGTTGCTGGAAACGCCAAAACAGCATCGGACACTTCAGCTTCTACTGTCAGGATCTCAGTATCAGGATCGTATTCAAAAGAATAGAGTTCGTGAACAGTAGACATTTTAGAGATGAGTTAATTGTTCTATCAGGATAGCGTAGAAGGAATATATAGTCAACTCACGCACGGGGGGATATATCCAAACGTGTCCCAAAGTAGGAGATTCCGTTCCAGTACTAGCTTTAGGTATAGGACAGTGCTATGGGACATTCATAATGTGTCCCATTCATTCATTCGATGGGACACTTTTGCTGTGTCCCATGTTTGTGTCCCATGCCTAATCCCGTTCCAATACTGGAGTTTGAGGAGATGGGACACTTTCTTGAACCTCTCCCCGTGCGAGGACGGCTTTATAAGTCACTGGATCGTTAGAAACTACTTCGATTAATCCTCTCTTAGCTAAACGCTGAACAGATTTTCTTATTGCAGGTGGATTTCCCTGTATAACTGGATCGTCAACTAGAGCATTAGTAGTTCTTGTCTTTGGATATATAACTCTCATGCGTTGTAGGACTCTTCCTGTTACAGAAGTTGGTGTTGGTTCGGATTCAACTTCAGGCGTGTGATCAGCAATTGTAAAGCTCAAATCATCTTGCATCTGCATTAAGAGTTGAGTACCCATTCTTCCTTGACGGGATTTTTCAATTGTGATCAACCTACTAAACTTGCCGATTCTGGAAGCTTCTTCTTCTGAAGGTTTAGATAATGCCCATGTTTCATCAACTGCATCCCTAATAGCAGAAGTTCCTCTAAAACCACCATTCTTATTAGCGTGATGAATAATCAGGATTGTTGTTTTAGGGAAGAGATTTCCATTGTTTCGAGTGAGCCAATATAGCGGAGTTGCAAAATCGGACTTATTTTCATCAAAAGCCTTACCACCGCTACAACCAATCAAAGAGTCAATAATGACTAGTTTTGGTTCGTAATCTCTCATTAACTGAACGAACTGTGCATATCTCTGTAGCTGCCAGTCAGTCAGGATCTTTGTGTTTTTATTAATTGGGTAATCAACTTCTTCAAGTTGTTCCCGTAGCTGTGTTAATGGCTGATCTCCATTCAAGATAAGAACTGGCCCTTTCTTTATTGGAACGAGACTTCCTCTAACTACAAAAGGAGTTCCACTAGAAACATGCTTTGCAAGAGTCCAAGCACTCATAGATTTACCGTCACCACCTGCTCCATATATCAGGACAACAGATGGACTAGGAAGAAGATCAGGAATCAAGTATTCACGTTTGATGTCCATCTTCATTAGCTGTTCTGCATCAAAAACTCCTTTTTGATTTTCATAAGCAAGTTGGTCAACAATAATTTTTTCTATTGCTGATTGATCTCTGTAACCAGATTGAAGAGCTAAGGCATTGAGTTTGTAATTGACCTCTGCTGGATTATCTAGATCAAGAATATTTTTGGCACGTTTTACAACTTCATCAAAGTCAAGAACCGTAGCCCTGATCTCTTGTACCTGCTTTTCTTCTGCTGCTTTAACAATTTTGGCGATGTCTTCAGGAAATCGCTTCCTCTTTGGATCTTCTCTATCTGCCAACCAAATTAAAGTTCCTAATCCAACGCCAGTTCCTTTGAATGAATACCAAGGTTCAGTACAAGGATTATGGTGATCATCAGCATTATTCCATTCATTAGAATAATCAGGATCTTGTGCAGACCAGCTAGACCACAAAGCTAAACCCATATCGTTAGGTAGAGCAGAGTTGATCGCCATACCGATCTGAATCCATTGTTCTCTACTACCAGCTCCCTTATGTGGAATAACGCTTAAGCAGTCACCAACAATTTGAACAATTTCGTCACCAGTTCTATCGGAGAAATCAAGGTCTTTTCTATTCTGGTTCGTTCTTGGTGGAGCCTTCATCTCTGCTATTAGCCACGCAGGAGCGTCTGGAATAGCGTTCAGATCTCCTTTAAGCAGATAATGTCCTTCTGGAGTGTTAGTCCTCTTGTGTCCTGGGTAAACACCCATAAGAACACCTTGTCTTCCCCAAAGGATTTCATAGTCTCCACCATCTTCTTGTCTTAAACCGTGACCTTTGACTGATCCCCATAATTCTTCAGGCAGTCTGAATATATATTTAGCTGCATTTTTCTTTGGGCTTGTTATTTGTGGAGCGTCATCAAGTGTATTGCCCCAACCTTGTAAAAGTTTTTGATGATTTTTATCAACATCAAGAATGACAATACCTTTGCCTCTGATGCCAGTAAATAGACCAACTGCTTGAAGGTCAGGATTCTTTTTTAAAGCAAGTGCTACATCAGCAGGGCCAAATTCTCTTTCATAACTTTCTTCGAGAGGATTTTTACCTGTTGCTGGCTTCCCTGAAAGCATCAGAGAGTTTTTTCTATAGATTGGAGCGTAAACCAATCCCTCTACTAAAGAGTTTGCGAGCTGTTCAGTGTTCATCTAATATTTGAGTAGAAGTCATTCCAATGCTCTTGATCTTAGTCGAGATCACGGGCATTTTTTATTTTAAGCATGGTTGCATAAATAACGTCAAGGGCTTATCATGTTAGTATGCAAAGAACAACTTTTGCATTAACTTCGATTTTAACCTTTCATTTTTAACAGCTAATTTCCTTATGAAATTTTCAGCAGTAGCAGACAAAGAGTATCAAAAAGCTCTTGACGAACCAGATAAGACTTCTTCTGGTGACAGGTATTTCAGACCTAATCAAATTGAGAACAACCAAGAAGTTGAGTTCATTGTTTTAGATGAAGATCCTCTAGAATATTGGCAAGTTTTTGGTGAGCATATTAGTGACGGCACTAAGAAGCCATTCAGATTTCCCCTTGTTGGAGAAGCACCTTCTGATGAAAATATTCTTAAAGAACTAGGTGGTGAATATCGTAGAACAAAAGTTCAATACGATAATGACAAGCTTGGTTTGAAAGCCAATATTTCTGATAGTCCAGCAACTCATTGTTACGTTTGGCCTATTTGGAATCTAGAAGCTAAATGCGTTCAGATCTTTGAAGTAAGTCAACCTAGTATCTTCAAGCAGATCAAGAAAGAAACTGGATTAAAGAAGTATCGTAAGGGTATTGGTTTAAGTTCAGACTTTAGTTGCACCTTGCATAAAGTAAAAGAAGGTTTTACTAAATATACATTTAACATCATTGATAGAGATGATGATTTAGATACAGATTCAATAGAAAAGGAGTGGGACACTGTTGTTGAGAACGGATTTGATGTTACTTTGCTAGTAGCAGGTTTAGATCCATTCAATCCTGAATAGGTCTAATATATATATTTGGGTCTATTGCATAAGGTTTCATGATAACCCCTTATGAGTAATCAACTGCCCGTTCTCTAACGATTACATTTGTGGCAAAAGGATGTTTTGCAGGAAGTGGATTTGCACAATTCATTTCCTGCCTCAAGGAGAACAGAAAAGGGTTGTGATAGAGCAGCAGGGAAGCCGTCTAAAATAGAACCTTGTCAAGTTGGTTCCAATAGGCCCATTATTTTTCATTCATTAATCATGGCATTTACAGGAAACGTAACGGCAGCAGATGTTCCACCGATCAAGAAACTCCATTCATTTTTATTATCTGAATCTGGAACGCAGAGCCGTAAGGTTAAATACTGGGGTTTAACAAAAGAAGAAGCTTATTCTAGAGCTAAGAAATCACACCCAGAAAAAAACATTCTTTGGTTGAAGGAGCTTATTTGAGATGATTAAAGCTCTTCAAACTAGCTACAACGGTTATTCTTGCAGATCAAGAACAGAGGCAAGGTGGATGGTTGCTTTTGATGAAGCTAAAATCAAATATGAATATGAACCTCAAGGATTTGATTTAGGAGAGGTTGGTTGTTATTTGCCTGATTTTTATTTACCTCAAGTAGGAATGTATGCCGAGGTCAAAGGCAGAACATTCAATTTAGAGGAGTTAAAAAAGGCTAAAGC